CAGACATACAGTTGAACACACAGTTGACGATGTCAGTATGGTACCGTAGATCCGGCGATGGGGGAGCCGGTAACAACCGCTTAATCGAGGTGATCAAGAGTGGATCATCCGCATCCGCGGGTCATGCATTGATATTAGAGGGTGATGGGAAGCCTTCAGTTTGGTACGACGACAGCGGCACAACGTCAAGTAGATTTATTGATTACGCAACTACATATACTCCGTCTGATAATGTTTGGCACTATTTCGCGGCCACTTACGATGGTCCTGATATAAAGATTTATATTGACGGCAGCGTAGTCGGTAGTACCTCATCATCAACATTAAAATTAGATGATATCAATAATATCACTATTGGATACTACCAATCGTCTTCAACTAATTATTTCTTTAACGGCGATATATCCATAGTTAAAATATACAACAAAACTCTAACACAATCAGAAGTAACACAAAATTTTAACGCTCAAAAAAACAGATTCATATAATGTATACGGGGCCAAAATTAACAAATGAAAATCTAGTGTTTGGATACGACACGGGGTATGGCGCGGCTGATAACACTACTGCTACTAGGTTTTATCCCGGGGAAACTACTACCAACTTGAGATCAAGCACTCAAACTTCGGGCATGATCAATGGAATGCAAGGCGTTACAGTAACTTACGTCGCTGAAGAAGATGGTTGGCAAAAATACTCACTTAGTGGCACTTTTAGCTCTGGCACTTATCCCTACTGTATGGGGGTAAAAAATCAAAGTTTTACAGGTGGGGCAAGGCACTCTACTCAATTAATAATTAAAACAAACGTTGAAAGTAAGTTTAACTACTTCGGCACTAATGGTGTTAGTTATGTTAATCAACCTAAGGATCACGAGGGAGTCAACAGTAGTACTGTTTTACCTGATGGTAGCAAGCTTTTACAAAGACAAGGTTTTGCGTATACATCCACCACCACTCAAACCGGGTACCTGTGGACTAACCCAGTTAACAATACAACTTTTAGTTCATCAACGGATTTTATTTGGGTTAAGGATTTTCAAATAGAACAAAACATCCATTGCACACCGCACACCACGACCTCTAGATCCTCTACAGCTAGTTTAATAGATTTAAAGAAAACAACAGATATAGATGTATCCAACGTATCTTTTGATTCGACTGGTCAGCCTACGTTTGATGGTACTAGCGATAGTATACTTGTAGGAACTGTAGGGAATTACTCAAATATTATGACAGTAGAGGCTGTGTTTAAGACTTCAAGTAGTGCTTCATGGAAAAACATACTATGCGGCACAAGCGGAGATATAATTTTCACAGTAAATGGGTCTAAATTAAACTTTGGTTCACAAGGAAGTTCTCCAATAGCACACGCTAACTACAGTACAACAAACGTTAACGATGGTGAATGGCATTACGGTGTAGCTACCTACAACGGATCGCAGGTTAAAATTTATGTAGACGGTGTTTTAGAATCAACTAATTCGCGCTCAGGAAATCAAACACCTAGTAGTCTGAGGGCGGGGTCCAACAATGCGGGAACTAGTGAATTTTTCAATGGAGATATACCGCTAGTTAAGCTTTATAACAGAGTGCTAACAGCGGCAGAGATAACAAACAATTACAACGCATACAAAAATAGATTTAATATATAACCTGGAAAATGAAAGGTAACAATTATGGCAAACGAATTTAAAGTAAAAAAAGGCCTCATAGTAGATGGCACAAATACAGTCCTTGATATCCAAGGTACGCAAGGGCAGTTATTTTCAGTAACAGACAGCTTAACTGGTGATCTGTTCTCTGTGTCTGACATATCTGGTATACCTATACTAAATGTTAATTCAAGCGGTGCTGTTGATATAGACGGTACTCTTAACTTAGGGGATAGTAACAAAATACAGTTAGGTGCTTCTCAAGACTTACAGATATTTCACAATGGCAGTAATTCGCACATTGAAACTTCAAGCTCTTCAGCAGGAGACTTTTATGTCACGGCAAGAGGAACTAACCATGATTTATATCTTGAGGCTGCCGATAACATATACCTAAGACCTCAAGGAAATGAAAATGGTATTATTGTAGTTGGGAACGGAGCAGTACAATTATATCACAATAACATACAAAAGTTTGTTACTACAAGCACAGGTGTTGCTGTAACAGGATACATAAATGCGATAACTACAAGTGGTCATAGCTTTATGCTTGGCAATAGCAGCAACACTAGTTCGGCTGATACTTCTGGATTTCGTTTACATCAATCAAGTTATAGTGACGGTAGATATACCCACAGATTTAGAAAGCTTGACCAAGGTGGTGGAGTTCCTTTATACATAGATGGTTCAGGATCCACAGCAAATATATTTACAGCGTTAGCAAGGTTTGGAACGTATACTGGTGAAAGTAAAACACTTGAAGTGTTTGGAACAATGGGTGCTACTAACTTCTCCGGTTCTTCATCAGGCACAAACACCGGTGACCAAACAACAGTATCCGGCAACGCCGGCACGGTTACAAACGGAGTGTATACAACAGGTACACAAACAATAGGTGGCGCTAAGACGTTTAGTAGTACTGTTAAACTTGATGCAGAGCTTCAGTTTTTAAGAGGCGCAAGTTCTGGTGACTATTCAAATTACATAAGAGCAACAAATTACCCGTCCGAGGGCTACAGCGGTTCTACTAGTAAATACTGGTTAGAATACGGAGCAAAAGGTGGACATCACTTTGTAGTAAACACAGATGGAGGTTCTGGGACCGCGGAAAATGCAATGGATGATTTCACTATATGGAATGGAGAAGTGGACGGTGATAAACTGCTTGAGGTAACAAACGCTGGAAACGCAACTTTTGCGGGGACAATAGGTTCTGGTGCTATAACCTCAACTGGGCAAATAACTGGTACGGAAATAGAAGGAACAAGCTTAGACATAAACGGCACTGCGAACATATCGGGCATATTAACAATTCCGAAAACTAGTACTATTATAAGCACTGGTGGCGGCTCCGATGCTTTTGGTTACAACGCAACTGCTGGTAAAGGTCACTATATAAAAGGCACGGCTGCTACGTATATATATGGTGGAGGAAAGTTTTACGATGGGACAAATACTTATGACCTTCTGCATACAGGGTCAACTGGTATAACTACTTCACAAATAACTAACCTATCAGGAACAAACACCGGCGACCAAACGCTTCCAACTTTATCTTCATTAGGTGCATTGTCAACTAGCGGTGGTACAATGACGGGGCCGTTGGAGCTCGGGGTGTACGCTTCAACTGTTCAAGGGGTTTTAAAAATAAATGGGGCAACCGCTAACAAGCAGTCCGTTATTAAAACCACCAACGGTAATCTTCATATTGACGCTGCGGACGGTCATAATATGTACTTGAACTACTACGCAGGAGGCTCCACTAGTAATATTATTTTTGGCAGCGGCAATGGCGGAGCTAGCGGGGCGAGCGTGAGCAGCACGGGCGTTATCACCGCTACTGGAGGCAATTCCACTGAATGGAACACAGCTTACGATAAAACCTTGCAATGGGATGGTAGCGCGACTGCTTTAGTTGCAGCAACAGGTAGAACATCTTTAGGATTAGGTAGTCTCGCTACATTAAATTCAGTAGCTGCAGGACAGATAGACGCTAATGCAGTCAATGCATCAGAGCTTAACGTGTCTGGTAACGGAACAACATCGCAGTATTTGCGGTCTGATGGAGATGGTACTATGTCTTGGGTGACTCCGCCTGATAACAATACGACCTATTCCGTAGGCGACGGTGGCCTTACGCAAAAGAATTTCACTACTACTCTAAAGAGTAAGTTAGACGGAATCGCGGCAAGTGCAAACAACTACGTCCTGCCAACACAGTATTTCCAAAGTTCATCAACTGGCGATGTTGGACATGGCGGCTTGCAAAACTGGAATTTACAAGAGAGTACTCCTGACTTAAACCCAACCACAGATTGGTCTACATCTATTAGGATAGGACATGGTGATCCTGTAGATTACTATAGTAACACTTTAGCTATTCAAATGACGGGTGGGGATGCCGCTAGAATCAGGACGAGAACTGTGGCTGGCGGAACTAAAGGCAGTTGGAAAAAATACTGGCACGATGGCGACTTTAGCTTAACAACCTATGCTAACCTAAGTTCAGCTAATAACTTCACCACCACTCAAAAGGTGACAGCAAGCGACCCCAAGCTGAATCTGGTTTCTTCCACAAGCCCATCGCTCACGGCAGGAATAGGGACTCAAGTAGGTGGCAGGCTATTGAGTTTTGGTACTAACTATAGCCAAACAGGAACTAACACTACAGTTTATGCAGGTGGGTTTTTTAGAATTGATACAAGGGTAGGATACGAGGCTGAGTTTTTTACCATTCAAGAGGCTGCCGTAACAACGGGTAATCAATCCGTTATCTTTAGGGTAAAGAAGGACGGGGACGTTGGTATTACAGGCGACCTTGGGATACGTACCACATCACCCTTAGCGGCGCTGGACGTGAGAGGCACCCTACGCTTTGATCAAGATCAAGACAGCGGTCCCGGAGGGACAACAGGGGTAGGGGAAATCGGAACGCTGATAGGTGACGCAGGACCCGACGACACTGCTTTAGGCACACCTAACAAGTGGTTGAAGATAACCCTATCCGGCAATGACTACTTAATACCAGCATACGCAGAATGATACCAGCAACAGAAGAACTTTTAAAGAAGATAGAAGAAAGCGGGGTCCCCATCCACAGCTTAACATTGGAAGAGTTCCAGCAAAGCATAAAGGGTCAATACAACGGAGGCTTAACAGACGCAAACCGCGTATCTTCAAACAAATAATAATTAATCATGGCAAATACATATGCATGGGATTTCCCCGCACTAGACGCTCACGTTGAGCATACCGACGCGCAGGATCCCACTAACACCGAAACAAACGTCGTTTACAACGTCCACTACCGCTACACAGCATCAGTGACCGTAGATGGGGAAGACTACACTGCAACGTCAATCGGTACACAATCACTAGAAGTGGAAGACCTTTCCACCTTCTCAGCTTTCGCTGACCTAACAGCAAGCGTTGTTGAGGGATGGGTGGAAGCGGCTATGGGTGCAGAAACTGTCCAAGGGATGAAGGACGGCTTAGATGCTGATCTGCTATCCGCTATTACTCCAACAACTATAACTTTAACTTTACCATCATGATCAAAAAAATCAAAAGTCTAGTAACTAAGCTAGGGGCCTGGGTACTAAGATTCAAGGACAGCCTCATCAAGTATCTCACTGAGAAACCTACACAGGTATCACTTACATTCACGTTAGGTCTTGCTATCGGTGTAATGGATGTGTCCCTAGGTATCTTTTTCCTTGCGGCTTATGCGCTAGTAATGCTTTACCGCAAAGGGCTTAAATAACAATTACACTTTAAAATGCTTATATTCACGTGATATAAGTAGTAGTACAATAACCAATTAAATCAAATCAAATGTCAAAAGAAGAGAAAATCACGCCAGAGGAGCTTGTTGAGCTCCAGAAATTCGTAGGCAATCTTAACCAAGTCCAAATGGAACTGGGTAAGTTAGAGCTACAAAAGAGCCAAGCCATCAGTGCCTATGCAGAAGTGCAGAAGTCTATGAGCGAGTTTCAAAAAGGACTAGAAGAGGCTTATGGCCAAGTGTCCATTAACATCGAAGACGGTACCATCACGGTACCTGAGGCTGAAGAAGCCACTGAAGGTGAGGGTAATTCGTAAGATTAGCATCGGGAGAGATTATAAAGACGGAGCAATGCATTACGCCGTAGGTCAAGAGGTCTACGGTGGGCATCGCATCGACAACATAATCCAGGAGGGAGACGAATACCACGTCTATATCCAAAAGGACAATGAGGTGCTGCCGTGGAAGTCGTTCAATCAGAACATGGCCATTGCGGTAGAGTACAGTTTAGAATACTAAGCCGTGCGCTCACCTTATAACTACCTTGTAACACCAGAGGTAGGGCGTAGCGCGTCGGTGACGGAGGTTGACGGCAACGAGCTTATCCTTAATACCGACATGGCCAACCATCAGTACGTCAGCCGTAGCGGGATTGTATTAGAAGAACCTATAGTGGGCGCAAGTAATATACGAAAAGGAGACAACGTTATTGTTCACCATAATGTTTTTAGAAGGTTCCGCGACATAAGAGGCGAAGAGAAAGACAGTAGTAGCTATTACAAGGAAGACCAGTTCTTCTGCTACCACGATCAGATATTCCTATACAAAAGGGAAGGAAGCGATTGGATGGCCCCTGAGGGCGTATGTTTTGTTAAACCACTTAAGTCAAATGATGACTTTAGCTTGGATAAGGAACATGCGTTGAGAGGTGTCGTCAAATACGAGGACGGAAGCTTAGAGGAAGCTGGAATAGTAAAAGGAGACGTCGTGGGCTTTGCCCCCGATAGCGAGTATGAGTTTGTTATTGACGGTCAAAGGTTGTATCGAGTCCATACCGCATCAATTTCAATTAAATATGAACGCGAAGGAAACGAAGAAGAATATAATCAAAGCTGGTCGCAGAGCAATTGAGGAGCTTATTAAAGTCGCTCATGAGCCTATTGTTGATTCAGACGATGATCTTACCGCCGACAAGTTAAAGAACGCGGCAGCAACAAAGAAGCTAGCTATATTTGATGCATTTGAGATTCTTAACAGAATCGAGGAGGAGGAAGCACTAGTAGAAGGCACTCCTTTAGAGAAGAGCGAAAATAAAGCTTTTAAAGGCTTTGCGGAACGTAGGTCTAAGTAATGTATAAGCAAGAGCTATATAAGATTGTACGCCCGCTGAAACTTACCCTAGTCAGCAAAATGAATAGGGGAAAGAAGTGGAAGTACGGTTACGATGCGGAAAATGATATTATTGTTATAAGTAAGACTGGCCAGATAGGCGAAATTTACGAAATACAGAACCTCAAAATAGCATTGCCTAAAAAGGCTAAAGCTGAGGGGCTAACCAATGCTGAGGAGCGATGGATAGCGTCCGAGTATCCTAAGGAGCTAAAAAACATAAAGAATATATTTGACTGGAAAAACTATCCGGATAAATTTAAAGAAGGATGGGAGCCATATATAGATGAGGAGTTCAAAAGGCGTGACGAGGGTGTTTGGTTTAACAACAAAGGCACCGATACTTATATTACTGGTAGTCATTATATGTATCTTCAGTGGACCAAAACAGATGTGGGCCACCCTGATTTCAGAGAATCGAATAGACTCTTCTTTATATTCTGGGAAGCCTGTAAAGCGGATCAACGTTGCTACGGCATGTGTTATCTCAAGAATAGACGGAGTGGATTTAGTTTTATGTCTAGTGCAGAAACAGTACATCAAGCTACCATCTCTTCAGACGCTAGATTCGGAATTTTATCTAAGTCTGGTTCAGACGCAAAAAAAATGTTCACGGATAAAGTTGTACCAATATCGGTCAACTACCCGTTCTTTTTTAAGCCAATCCAAGATGGTATGGATCGACCGAAATCCGAACTCGCTTATAGGGTTCCGGCATCCAAGCTTACGCGGAAGTCTATATCGAAGCATTCAGAGCTAGAGGCTCTTGAGGGACTCGACACGACAATCGATTGGAAAAACACTGGCGACAACGCCTATGACGGAGAGAAACTAAAGTTATTAGTTCACGATGAAAGCGGAAAATGGGAGAAGCCAGACAATATATTAAATAACTGGAGAGTTACTAAAACAACTCTAAGGCTGGGTAGCCGGGTTATTGGTAAGTGCTTAATGGGTTCGACCTCAAACGCACTTGAAAAAGGCGGCGGGAACTTCAAAAAACTATACGAGCAATCGGATGTTAAGAAGCGAAATCGCAACGGCCAGACAAAATCGGGATTGTACAGTTTATTTATCCCAATGGAGTGGAACTACGAGGGCTTCATAGATGTTTATGGTATGCCTGTGTTCGATACGCCTTCTAAGGCTGTTTTGGGACCCCTAGGGGACGTTATAACAGTAGGGGTTATAGAACATTGGGGCAATGAAGTTGAGGGCCTTAAAGGAGACCAGGATGGTTTAAACGAATTGTACCGCCAGTTTCCTAGAACAACTGAGCATGCATTCCGCGACGAAACGAGAAATAGCATTTTTAATTTAGCAAAAATCTATGATCAGATTGATTATAACGAAGACTTGCGTAATACTAATGTTATAAATAGAGGCAACTTCCAATGGGAAAATGGCATTAAGGACACCAAGGTGGCATTTAATCCAGATCCAAACGGACGATTTTTGATCTCATGGGTACCCGATTTAGCGGCACAGAATAACGTGGTTATTAAAAGAGGGGTTAAATACCCAGGTAACGAACACATGGGCGCATTCGGTTGTGACTCATACGATATATCAGGGACAACAGACGGTAGGGGTTCTAAGGGAGCTCTTCACGGATTAACCCGGTTTTCAATGGAGAACGCCCCACCAAACGCGTTTTTCTTAGAATACGTAGCAAGACCGCCTACCGCGGAGATGTTTTTTGAAGACATGTTGATGGCTATAGTATTTTACGGAATGCCAATTCTCGCAGAGAATAACAAACCTAGATTGCTCTATTATATAAGGAGACGAGGGTACAGGGGGTTTTCCATGAACCGGCCAGACAAAGCACATAACAAGCTGTCTGTTACTGAAAAGGAAATAGGTGGTA